CGGAGGGAAATTGGTGTCGGGAGAAGTGTCTGAAGGGGGTGATCACAAAGAAGTGAGATCCCAACTGGACGACGCGTATCCGCTTTCTCACTAAACCATGCGAAGTGAAGAAAAGCAACCAGGTATCGGTCCTGCCAGAAAACGGAAACAACACTCGCGATCTCATTGTTCGGGAGGCAAGGTAACGGCTGCCTCTGGAGCGAGTTCTACGTCAGCTGGTTTTGATGTTATCCGAAACATCAAACACGAAGTCAAGGTTTATAAGACCACTGCATTGTATCTGCGAGGTCGAGACCTGACTTATCCCGATGAAGCTGCTTTGAACCGGTTTAACGCCTGGGTCGTGGCTAATCAGGATGAAATCGACCCCGCTGAACAATTTGTTTGCGGGAAGTGTGGGCATGTCGATTTCCAGTTGTGCGCGCATAAGTTGCGCGAAGTCCCACCCCCGCCGACACCAGAAGATGTTGTCCTGGTGTCCGACGATATGCGTCATCACAGGTTTGGAAATGGAATGTTGCGTAACCTGTTAAAGACATTTTCGCTGCCGAGATTTGACACCCATTCTATTGCTGACGACAAGCTTAATGGGTTTTCGAATGATTACCTTCCTGATGGATTGGTGATCATCGAATTGTACAATTATTTGGTGGTCAATATGCAGACGTCATATTTGGTGAATGGTGCCGAAGACCGGGCATTGAAGTTGTCGCACGTGCACCGACTGGCTCAGCGATGGGCCATTAACAACGAATTCGAGAAGAAACTTGAGCGCGATTTGCATCTTTGCGTTCGTTTCCGATTGACCATACAACGTGCATGTGACAATGCGCAGAACGAGATGTTGTATGGACATCGTGATCCGAAGCGGAATTTTGGTTTAGCCTGGTTGCCGAGATCCCGCGTTCGATTGGCGGTGCTATTTTTCTTGGTTGTGATAGCATTATATCATTGTTCGACAACCATGGGCTTGCTTATGCGCGTTTGGGAAATCGCAGCATTTGCAGGCAGTGCTACGCTTTATCTCTTGAATTGCGTGGCCGCCTCTGTACCAGATTTGGTGCCGAGGATACTCGTTTCGGTTTCAGCACACCCGAGTGGAAACGGGCCAGGGTTACAGTGCGTGAGCACAAGTACCGGGCTGCGTTGGCACGCGGCGGAGGATGCGCTTGCCGTGACCCAATCCTGTCAATTTACAGATTGGGTGATGGCAGGGTCGAACGAGGTGTCCTACCGCATCTGGGAGAACTCAGCGAATCTCTACGAAGATATGATGAGGTTCAGGGGCGAAAAGTGCGTGGAGCTGCGGATCCGAAGGGCAATTTTGTCCGGGTTTTGGGCTGCTCACGAGGTGGACGAAGCGTTGGGATCCGGCCTTCTGACTGCCATGGATGTACTGCGTCTGTGGGCACAGATGGTTTGGTCGGAAATCCTATTTTGTCTGTACCGTTGTTAGAGCCCCAACCTACTGTGGTGATGTCCAACTGTGTTCATAATCAGCTTGAATCGTTGGGCAATCGCTACCTCAAGGTTACACCGGCTCCCCAACATGACTACCTCAATTTCCCACTTCTGGACAGAATAGTTGATCATTTGGCAAAACAGATCAGTGAGTTCTTCTGTCCGGATTTTAATTTCCAACAGTATGTTAAGAAGAAACCTGGTGCCGTGAGGCGCCGTTTCCTTAAGGCGTACAAGCAGATGTGTGATGGTCAACGAAATCTGTCTGCGAACTCAGAAATTGCCGCTTTCGTCAAGAATGAACGTTACTATGACGAAGGCAAGTCACCTCGAATGATCATGGGTCGTGATCCAAAATTCAACATAGTTTACTGTCGTTTCATTTCGCGTTTGGAGGATGCGTTCTTTCAGTTGCCGCAAGTTGCGAATGCGTGCGATTACGTGAAATGTGGTCGTAAATTTGAAGATTTGTTGAAATATTCGGCCTCGATGTTTGAG